TTTGACTTTGCGAAACACCTGAGTAACTAAAAACACCTGTGGTCGCATTATAACTAAATGTACCATCACCTGCATTGTCTACTGCACTGAATGCACTTCTAATTGCAGAAATATTACCATCTATTGTGATAACATTGCTGGCTTCGCTTAATGAGGTATATGTGCCGCCACCAATACTTTTAATACCGTGATATGTTACATTACCTACAAGTCTTGTACCTGCATAAATGTTTGTGCCTGTTGCACCTACATCTTCTACATCACCTGCATCTATTGCTGGAGTAATCTCTCTTTGACTACCGTTAAAGTAGATGTATGCTTTATTAGTGCTATTGTCATAATAAATTGCACCGTTTGCTGTTGCACTTGAGTCTGGTATAATTAATGTGCCAGTAAATGTTTTAGCATCTGCTAAACTTTGATCGCCTGATGTTCTAACAACTGTGCTGTCTACATCAATATTGGCTCCTACACTTATACCATCACCTGCGTTTACAGAAAGTGTTGGACTTGAAAGAATTGCTGAATTGTCAACACTTAGTCCGTTACCACTTGAAACCGTAACACCTTCTAGTGCAAGAATTCTAGTAGTGTTGCTAGTCACAATACCACCAACATTAGCATCATCATTTATAGCATTAGAAATTTCACTTAGAGTGTTAAGTGTTCCAGGTGCACCGTTGATTAAACTGGAGATAGCCGCTTCAACATAAGCAGTGGATGCCGCTTTAGTCGTGCCGCCGCCGTCGCCTGATGTATAATTGTTAGCAACAACACTTGGATTAGTTAATGTGGGAACATTTAATTCACCACTAAATGTTTTTGTTCCTGCTATAGTTTGATTGCTGGAAGTTCTAACCACAGTGCTGTCAACTGCTACATCGTTTGCATTTACAGTGATGCCGTCGCCTTGACCAATATCAAATGTTCTACTTGCAGTAATATCACCTGTGCCTGTTAGACCTGCACCTGCTGTTAATATTACTGAACTATGATCTATATGTTCGTTTGCAACAAAGCCATCTAAACTATCGTGTTGTATTTCTGTCTCTACTGCCTGGAAGGCTCCTGTTGAGCTATTGTAATCAACACCATTACTTGCACTAAAGTGAGCTCTTACTTCACTTGCACTCGGACCTGTATATGTGAATACACCTGTTCCGCTGTTGTAAGCAAATGATCCGTCACCGCCTGCGTCAGTTGCACTAAATAGACCTTTAATTTGAGAATCGCTAACACCAGTGTAAGTGATTACACCTGTGCCGCTGTTGTATGTTAATGTGCCTTGACCTGCGGCATTATCTGTTACACTGATGCTTGCTCTAGATCTAGCATCTGTAAAATACATTGTTCCGCTTGATGTTGTTGCACTAGGATCTTCTGCTAATGCACTAGTATCATGATTTGAAATATCGCTAACTTGTCCTGTAACATCACCTACAACATCACCTGTTAATACTTTTGCTACATGATCAAGTAATACTGCATTGTCAGAAGCAATTACATTACCTTTAATAGATGGACTTGCAACTGTACTAGCAAAAGTAATATTTCTATTAAATTCAATGTTGCCACCTTCAAAAACAATATTACCGTATGTTCCGTTTTTGTTTAAAGATAAAGTAGCATCAGAATTTGTTCCGTCACTATTAATGATAAGAACATCATTTTCGAAATTTGTAATAATTGTAGTGTCTTCAACTTGCACCACATTACCGACGACGGTTAACTGTCCTTGAATTAACAGTTCTTCATCAGGTGCAATTACAGTTCTTTTATTTGCCATCTAGAGATCCTATATAAACTTATACAACTATTTATCATAATGAACCAGAAGTCAAAAAAAAGCCCTTGTAAAACAAGGGCTCCTTTTTCAGTACGAAAAGTAATTCTTACTGGAATGCTACATTTGCTAATGTAATTGCGTCTACATAATCAGCCGCATTACCAAGAGATGAAGCAGTATTTGTAAGTTCTTTATAACCATATCTTGTCATAAAGCTCACTACTGGCTCAAAAGTAGCAGGATCCATAACAGGACCTGTACTCATCAATGGAATGTATGGGCAGTAGAATGCTGGTGCATCAGTTTCGCTTGAACCTTTGTAACCAACAAGTACTTTAGTACCGTCAGCCGCATAGTTGTCAGCGAAAACTCTGATTGTTCCGTTTAAAGTACCAACAAACTTAGTGTTTGTAGGTGCTTCGAAAGAACCTTCAGTTGTTCTAGCAAAAGTTGAAGTTGACGCACTTTGTAGGATTGTCAATGCTTCTGGAGAAACAACGATATAGTTACCAGCGCCGCGTCTTGTTCTAGCCGCGATTCTGTTAGCCGCTCTGTTGATCTCGATTGCTAATAACGCATGTCTGTCACCAACATAAGTTGGAGTGTAAGCAGAACTTAAACTGTTAAAGTCTAAAGTTGTACCAGCACCTGCGAGTGTTCTTAAAGAACCAATAATTTCTTGGTCGATTTCAACAACGATCTCTTGTGCAAGAGCTTGCATGATTTCTGCTTCTACATCAACGCCATGCATTGCTTCAGCGTCTTGAGCAGCCTCAAAAGTCCAACGAGCTGATAACCTTCTTGTTTTGGCTTCAACTGTTTCTTTCAAGATTTGAATGCTCATTTTTCTACCTGGTGTACCCTCAGCAGATGCTGTTGCATCTGGAGAACCGGCGTATGTGTTTGCAAGTTTGAAAGGACTTAATGCCTCGTCACCTGCTGTCGCGCCACCACCTGTTTCCGCATAACGGACTCTTAGTGTGTGGATTTGCCCTACTGGGCCAGTCATAGGTTGAACACCTACTAATTCGTTAGCAATAACCGAAGGCATAACCCTGCGGATTAAAGGTAACATTACTTTGTTTAATGTTGCTACTGAACCTGCACCTGTGGCACCTGCTGTTGCGGCCTCTGACAAATGTCTTTTTGTATTTTCGAGGACCACATCTAACGAAGATTTTCTGTTTCCAGAAAGACCTTCTAGCAAAGCGTCTTTAGTTGCGGACCAGTTGCTTTCAAATAATTCTGCCATTTCTTTGCTCCTTTATTTTGAAAGTCCGGCTAATTTACGGATCATATCTATTTCAACAATATCATCCGCTTTGTCATTGGCTTCTGCGGATGCAGTTGCCTTCTTATCACCAGTGTGCTCTTTCTTCACAACTGATTCTGACAATGTCTTCTTCACTCTTGGTGCTTCACCTTCTAATACACTTGAAATATACTTGTTAAAAGCCTTTTCAAGGTTTTCAGTTTTCACACTTTCAAGTAAGTCTGACATAATTTCTTTCTTCTCTTTGCCTAATGGTGCTAAAAGTTCGTTTAACTTTTCTTTTCTTTCGAATCGATCGTTAGCGACTCTTAACTTTGATTCAGTTAATTTAACTGAATCCTCACTTTCAGCAATCTTTTCGTTTGCTTCAGCAAGTTTAGTTTCCATTTCGGCTAGTGTTTTCTGTATTGTTTTGATTTCTTTGCTTTCGTTTAAGTAACTAGTACCATATTCGCTTGCAAAGGCTTCAAAAATTCTACGACCAAAGTCGTTCTCACGAGCCTTTGTGATATCATTACGGAAAGATTTAACTTCTTCACTAATAACCTTGTTAATAACGCCTTCGACCTTATTAGCGGCTTTAGAGATGAAATCTTTTTTGGCTTCAGCAAGTTGCTTTTTGCCTTCTTTAACCATTTTGACTTTTTGCTCTACTAATGATTTTTTGTCTTCATGGAATTCTGCTAGTTCGCCAGCAAGTGATTCTGTTACAAAATCATCTAATTTTGCAACATGCTCACTAACTCTTGATCTATCAGCACGAAGCTCTTTAACTTCTTTTGCAACCATTTCAGTTACAAATTTATCAAGTAGTTTTGCATGTTCACTAATGGACTTGTGATATTTGACTCTATCGATTGCTAGGTTGTCTTTCTCTTCTGCAATAGTTGCGATTTCTGCTTTAAGTTGCTCGGTGAACCATGTATCCACGGCTTCAACGATTGTAGATTTGTCATGCTCATATCTTTGAGCAAACTCTTCCCTTAATTCAGCAGTCAACTCATCTCTTGCTTCTGAGATTTTTTGTTCCCATGCTTCTTGTAGGCTAGTCTTAACTTCTTCAGTTAATTCTGTACCTTCAAGTAAGTCATTAAATGTCACTGCCATAGTAGTCTCCTACTCTCTATAGTTTGAGTTCATTGATGAGACGAGTGATTTCCCTCATCAAATGTTTTTCTGCACTTTTTTCGTGTGTCACTGCTTCAGCAATGCTATGTAACATAGCACCGCCTCGCATGTTAAATAAACTTTCATAGATTGTCTTTGGGTATGCATCAGGTGCACTGGGCTGGGCCACAATGTCCACTGTAACGATATCAAAATCAGAAACTTTGCCTGATTCGTTAACATTACCGCTTCCTCTACTTGAAACGCCCAGTTTCGCGCCTGCTTTTAATAATGCTCTCGCAATATTACCCATCGGCGTATCTATAATTTTAAGTTTTCCTAATCCGTTTGAATCTTCACAGTACATATCAGTAATAATGTGAGATACACGGTCTAAATTAATCTGTAATTCTTCTGGATGATCTAACTCACCCATTACAGTTTCACCTTTTGATAGCCTTTGCTTTACACTTTCTACTGCTTTAGCAATTTCATCTTTTGGATAAACTCTACCGTTTTGGTTTTTGACTTCACCCTGGATGAAAAGACCTGCCATAAAAAGATCTTTTCCGTCTTGCGACTCCATGATTTCTACCCTGGATTGCTCCGGGCTCATGTATTCGTAAAGTTTTCTAGCCATCATAGTTTGTTACTCCTACAAGTAAAAAGGACAATTAAGCCTTTTTAGGTTCAACATCAATGTTGTCTGTAGGTGTGTGATCTTTTGCTTTGTTAGCACCAGCATCGCCATCACTGCCATCTTTTGCTTTTACAGGCTGACCTGCACCTTTAACTGTTGTTGGTGCTGGCTTTTTAGTGAATGGTGAACTGCCGTTAGAAGCATCTGCTTCACCTGCTTTAGGATCTGCAACTTTATCTTGAAGTTTAGTTGCTTCTTCAACAACTTCTTCGTCAACTTCGTCTGCTTCTTCGTCTAAATCATATTCAACAGATTCAAGATCAAGTTCGTCTTCCATGTCGCCCATTTCTTCATCACCGGCATCCATTTCAGCGTCTTCAGCATCATCGCCATCTTCATCTGCTAAAAGTTTTTCAAATTCTGCTTTGAGATCGTCAAGTTCTGATTCAAGCTCGTCGACTTTATCTTCGATATCGCCGTCTAATTCGCCTTCTTCTTCACCCATTTCGTCATCTTCGATCTCTTCTTCGTCAGCAAGAATGTCGTCTTCAAAGTCATTGCTTTGATCAATTACTTCGTCAACAGCATCTTGTTCAAATGCTTCTTCTGACTCTTCAACAGCATCTTCTTCTTCTGATTCCTCAGATTCTTCAACTGCTTCGTCTTCTTGTTCTGTGGATTCTTCAACTTCCTCTTCATCAGATGAATCTTCGTCTAAAATGCTTTCGTATTCTGCTCTTGCTTTAGCAACAACATATTCGTGTAGCATTTCTTCTGCTTTTTCATTCTCTTCAGCAAGGAGAAGTTCAAGAATTTCTTCTAATCTACTTCTTGATTCTGACATTGTGGCCTCCTTAAATAAGAATCTAATTACGCACAGATACGGTCTCGTATATGTACGGCTATTGTTACTTAGTGTAAACTGATGTTTTTTTGTTTAAAATGGTGTGATTTTGACGCAAAATGACCACTTAGACGGCCATTTCGGAGTGTGTATGTATAATCTTTTACAATGTCGGTGCTTCTGCGCCTGCTGTGTTATACATTACTTTGACAAATTTTTTGTGTTCTATGTCTTCTGCTTTTTTAACTTCTCTGTACTTACGAAGTTTATTTATCTGTTCTAAGGTAAGTTTTGCTTTTCGTGTGTCGCCCGTTTGTCGTTCAACAAACTCATCAAATTCCGGATTGTAAAATTCGTTTAATCTCATTATACTTGCCCTTCTGGTGGCGGTGTTACTCCGCCCACATCAGTATTTATCTGATCAGTACCTTCTGCGTTAGGATCTAATCCGCTTAGATCTGCGTCTGCTTCAGGATCTACTTGCTCGTTAGGCATTGCTCTCACACCGATGTTTTTAAGATTTAAGTTTTCGCTGTCGTCAATAAACTTCTGATAGTTGTTTTCTTCACGCCAGAATTTTTCGTTTGCTTTGATTTCGTCTTCGCTTAATCCTAAGTATTTTTGCAGTTTAAACTGATTACTTAAATATGGAATCTGTGCTAACTGTGCAAACAACTGTGCTCGTTCGTTGTCTAAACTTAAATCTCTGTAACTGCTAAAGTTCATAGGTGGTGTAAAATGCAGTTTAAATGTACTGCTGTCAATGTCAACACCTTTCTTTTTGAGATACATTTTAAATTCGTGATCTAAATCTTCTTGTACTTGTTTTTGCAGTCTTTCTACATATCTTGCAAATCTATATTCTTGAATGTATGCAATACCTACTTTACCGTCGTTATATTGTGCAGAACCATCATCTGGACCTGTTGGCAAATAACTTGCTGGAATACGCAAACCTCTTAACAGTTTGTTATTAAAGTATCTCAAGTCATCTATTTGACCTAAGTTCTCACCGCCTGGTAATGTATCAACTTTTGAACCTCTACCATCTGCTGTTTGTGCAAAGAAGTAGTCTTCAAGCATACTCATTGGATTATAAGCGGCGTCTACAACACTTGAACCGTCTGCTTTTTTGTTAGGTACTCTTTTTTGTTGTACTTCGTACTTAACTTGTTCTAAGTATTGTCTTGCTTTGTGAGGAGGCATATTACCTACATCAATAAAGAACACTCTTCTTTCTGGTGCTCTGTGTACTCTATATATAATAATAGAGTCTTCTAATAATTCTTTTTGCTTGAATACTTTAAAGATTGGTTCAAGTATGCTAACCCCGAAAGGCCATGCATGGTCCATGCCTTCTGTTAAACTAACATGCACAACATGTTTAGCATCTACAGGTGTGCCTTGATCAGCACCGTCTATAGCACCAGTTAAGTAATTACCTGTTTGTGTTGCGACAGGACTCATTATGCCTGTTAAGCCTTGTCCTGCACCGTATGGTCTTGCATGTAATGGTGCAACATCTGTTGCTACTAATTCAGCAAAATTAGGTTCTAAGTTTTTAATAAAGTAAGTTTCAATTTTCTTACCTTCACTTTCGTTAACAATAACCTTTTCTATGTTTGCTGGATCGACCCAATATAATTCGTATGTTTCTGGATCTCTAATAAAGAATTGATCGCCATACTTACAAACACTGCGGAACATTTTAAATGCTCTTTTGTGCATCTTATTAAGTCTACACCAGTTTTTAAGTGTTTGTACAAGTATTCTACTTTCTGTATCACTAGGCTGTGAATCATATTCTACTGTAAAAGGTAAGCCTGTATATTCATCTTCTTGCGTACCGAATTCAGCGATAGTATCTAGAGCGGCATTAATTTCTAAATCATTATCCATTTGATCGTATTGAATATAACGCATAAGTCTGTTAGGACTTCCTGCATATACTTCTGGTAACCAACTAGCATATCTGCTAGATGCCGCACCGGGTCCTCCTTCTACATTCTGTGGTTGAATGTTTAAAGGTAAACCCGAATTATCAAATGGTGTAAAATGTTTTCGCCAACTCATAATTTTCCTAGTGTCTACATATATTACACTATTTATCGTATTATGTCAACCAAATAAGTAAGAATTGAATTATACCTGGCTTGCAATATCTTGCGTACCTTGTACTTGTCGTTTGAGCAGTTTATTTTGTGCTTTAGTTTCATTTAGCAGAGCGGTTAATAGTTCCACGCTAGATTGTGAACCTTTATCTGGTGAAACTGCTTGTGTCGTACCGGTTGCCGGATCTGCAACACTACCGCCTGTATCTGTAGCGGCTACTAATTGCGGTTGTACCGGTGCTGTTGGTGCTGTGGGCAGTGTTACTCTACTAGGATCTTTAACATAGGCTTCACCTACAATGTTAGTTTGATAATCTTTTCCGTTATATTCAAATACTCCGCCTGCACCACCTTGTATTGATCTTGCTTCTTTAAATGTTTCGCCAAAAGTTTTTTCTGGGGCATCTTGTTTTTGTGCAGTAGCCATTGTTTGTCCGCTACCTGATAATACTTTTAATTGTTCAGGTGTTAACATGTCTAATGCACTGCTTAAATTGTCAACAGCGGTTACCATTAACCAAATACCGTCACTAGCAATAGTCCACTGATCTTTAATTTTTTGTCCGTCTATATTGCCAGCCGCTTCATTAAACTTACCTACAGCATCTGGCATCTGTTTTAGACTGTCAACCATTTTGTTAATGTCTGGTGCTACTTTTCCTATTTCAGCAAGTTTTTCAAACGGTGACTTACCACCAAACAAAGAGCCTAAACCATCTAATACATTACTAATTAAGTTTCCTGCACTTAGTCCTGCAAGACCGGCCGCTAAACTTAACAATGCCGGACCTACTAATGCTATTTCTTTTAATGGTAATCCGCTCAATGTTTTTAAACCGTTTGACATATCTTCTAAGAATGCAAAAGTATCTTTTGTTGGATTCAGTGCCATTATAGGTAGTAGCCCTAATGCTAACACTGCAAATCCTGCACCTAATACAGCAAACGAACCTGCTAATCCTAGAAGGGATGTATAATCTATAAATGTTAATTCAAATAATGCATCAGTAAATGCAGGTAATGATGCCGCTACAATATCTAACCCTGCGGCCAATGGTGTCATTGCTAACCCAAGTAATGCTACTGCTCCTGCAAACACTATTAATAGAGGACTTGTTAATGCCACAATACCTACTGCGGCACCAAATGCTAACATTGCTGTGCCTAGTTCTAACCATGCTCCTGTGTCGACCATATTTATAAAACTTAGCCCCGTCATTAAATATGGCATGGCTTCGCCTGCCATTTTCATTGCAAATGCAAACGGAATTAATGCTAATCCTAATAATGTTATTGCGGCCGCTCCTGCCGCAATAAATGGTAATGCAAATCCTAATCCTATTGCGGCTACTGACAATACACCTAAACTTGCGGCAAATGCTGTAAAGTTATCCCAGCCAAAATCTTTCATTAAGTTCAATGAGAATGCAAATGGTATTAATGCTACACCTAATAATCCTATTGCTATGGAGCCTTGAATTAAGCCTGACAACGCCTTGCCTAATACCAATCCTACTGCGCCTAATGCTAACAATCCTGTTGCACCTACAGCAATGGCTTCCCATTTTACATCACCGAATAGTCTAAAACCAACTGCGGCTGGTATTAGTGCAACACCAAGTATTGCTATAGCCGCGGCACCCATCATCATGTCTTTAGACCCTTTAGCCATCAATTTGGCTACAACTGCCAATGCACCTAATCCTGCAACGCCTTTAAAGAAGCCGCTCCACGATACATCACCAAATTTAGCAAAGCCATATGATGCCGCTAATACAGCAGTACCTAATAATGCGATTGTGGCCGCACCTTTTACTACTTTGTTATCTCCAAATTTGGCAACTGCATCTGCAATCTTCTTGAGTATTCCTCCGGATTTTGCACCGCCTGGAATACCTACGCCGTCACCTGTTGCGGCACCAACTGCTTTGCCTCCGCCGCCAATTTTATTTATGGGTCCGTCTTTACCAAAGAGGCCTTTTAGTCCTCCTTTGACAGCATCTTTTAATCCGCCGGCAAATCCTGATAATCCGTTTTTAACTGCACCTAAGCCGCCAACAAGAGCATGAAATCCTTTTGTTACTAAAACTATAGCGGCTAATGCTGTAAATGCTTTTATTAAAAATCCTGTAACTTTTAAGAAAGTCATTAAACCGCTTACAGCACCTTTGATGGTTTCTATGTATGAAGGAATATTTTCTATAAATGTCGCAATGCCTGTTGCAAGCATTTCTATAAACTTAGGCAGTTTATCTGCTATGGTTTTACCGATGTCTTGCATAGAATTGTTTACATCGCCGACAGAACCGCCTACTCCGAATACTTTTCCAATTGCTTCTGTGATTATTTTCTTAGCATTCTCAAAAGCCTTTGTTAAATCTTGTGATTGGCCTACACCTGTAAAGAATGAGTATTTTAATGCATCGAACATACCAATTAATTGTTTGAGCATGGTCTGTAGTAAGTTACTACCTTTTTGAACTCCTTCCATTGTGAAGCCTTTGTTAATTTCTTTTAACTTGCTTTCAGTTTGTTCAAATTGAGATATGGCTTTAGCCATACTTTGTGCTTGTTGATCTCCAGCCCTTGCAAGTGCAAATACTCTGTTCTTTTCTGCGGCACTTAAATTACCTAAGTTTGTTGTAATAGATTGTGCCATCTCATTTGCTTGGTCTTGACTTAGTGTACCTCTTTGAACTGCATTAATATAATCGTTCATTGGTCCTGCAAGACTCGGTACTGCTCTCACATAGCCAACCATTGCATCACTGAAACCTAAAGCACCCATGGATGCCGCTTCTGTGAATGCGGCCGCTATTTGTCCACCTTCTTCACCACCTAAACCACGCATAGCACTAGCAAAGTCCATAATACCTGCTGTAACTGAACCTCGTACATCATTACCAAATCTAAGCAATGTTGCAGTTAGAACTGGTGTTTGTGTCATAAGACTTTGTGCAAAATCGGCTAGTACATCTCTGCTAACACCTAATGCTCTTGCATAACTTGTTTGTCTAGTTATAGAAGTCTGAACTTGTTGATTAAGTTTTGATCTGCCTGCGGCAGTTTGAGTATCTAAGGCACCAATCTGTTGCCTTGCTTTTAATTCTTCTGCATACATGCCAGTTGCTTGCTCTATGCTCATGCCTAAAGCCGCACCGCTTTCTGTTGCGTCTAAAAATCCTGCAACTAATTGTTCTGTTGCTTTATAACCTTGAGAAGCAAAAATAGTTGCCATGCCTTCCATTGTTTTTGCGGCATTTAAACCTTGTACAGATAAACCAGCAAGAACTTGTGTAGCAACTCTACCAGAGCCAGCAACATCCTGCATGCCTACACCGACATCAGTTAACTCATTGAGTGTGTTACCAACATCAGTAAAGCCTCTGTAAAAAGCAGTTAATGCAGTAGTGGCTATGCCAATTAGTGCTGTAGATACTGCAACTGTAGCAGTGTACATGCCGTTAAGTGCTTTTTCTGTGAATGCCAATCTTTTATTGTATCTGTCTAATGCATCAGCATCTAACTGAAACTTAGCCTCTATGCCATCTAATGCTTTTAACAGCTCTTGACCGGCTTTGTCTGCTTCTTTTTGACTGGCTTTTTCTTGTTTGATTTGCTCTTTTACTTGCTTGGTTGCTTCTTTGGCTTCTTTTTCTATGGTTTTAAAAACTTCAGGATTAAGTTGTTTCCACATTTTAAGCATTTGCTCTTGTGTGGATTCGAGGGCAAACTCAGGTATGATTCCTGTTGCTTGTGTGCCATCGGGCATATTGATAGTAACTTCAGCCATTCACTTTTCCATTAAAGCATGTTTTTACTCTGATAAATAGTTTATGCAGATTATTGTAATATAACTATTTATCTGCTTAATTAACTGGAGTTTTAATAATGGCAAACAAACAAGCAAATCCATTAAGTGCTTATTTTAGAGCACCAAAATTATTCACATCAATTCCTTCCGGCGGGCAAGGATACACACCTGACATTGTTGAAATGCCAGAAACAGGTGAATTACCTATTTTTGCAATGACTTCAAAAGATGAACTTATCATGAGAAATCCAGATGCATTGCTTAACGGCGAAGCAGTAACGCAAGTTATTCAAAGTTGTGTACCTAATGTTAAGAATGCAAGAAAGATGTTAAGTGTCGATATCGACATTTTGCTGATTGCAATACAAGGTGCAACATACGGTGATGACATTGAGGTATCTGCAGAATGTCCAAAATGCACAAACAAAACCACTGCAATCGCAAGTGTTGACACTGCTTTAGCAACTATGGGTTCTGTAGACGGTAATTACCGAATAGAAGAAAATGGCTTAACAATAGAAGTTAAACCTTTTAACTATTCTAGCACAATTAAAGCAGGTATCACTAACTTTAAGAGCACTAGAAGTTTACAAGCATTAGCAGAAATACCTGATGAAATGGAAAGGTTAGCAATGTTTAACCAAAACTTCAAAGAAATTGCACTGCTTAATACTGAACTAGTAACCGACAGTGTTGCCAGCATCACAGCAAAAGATCCCGACGGTAACGAAATTGTTGTTACAGATAGACAGCAAATCTTAGAATTTTTAGATAATGCTGACAGCAGTATAGGAAAATCAATTGAAAACCAAATTGGCGAAATTAATAATCAAGGCGTTAATTTGGAAATGGAATTAGAGTGCGAATTCGAAGACTGTGTTAAGAACAACAACGGCATACCGCATAAATTCAGTAGCAAAGTAAACTTTGATCCTGTAAATTTTTCCATGGCTTCCTAGCACGGGCAGAGCCTAAAGAAATTTCGGCTTACATTGGGAAGCTCAAGAACGATCAAGACGCCCTCAGAAATAGTATCACTGAACTGGTAGTTTTTAGTGAGGGCTCTGTGTCTTGGTCTGAAGCATGGATGATGTCTTATAAAGATCGCGAAGGCTTTGTCAAAGTCATCAATAAATTAAATCAACAAAAGTCTGGTAAACCTAGTAGTAATGTTCCTCTAGGACAAGGTTCAATACCAGGTTAACTCCTAACAGAATAACTTAACATCTAACACACTATCTAGACACTTCGTGTCTTATCTTGTTGCGTTCTATCGTTTCGTTTCACTTCACTCAATCACTTACAAGATATTTTTTTATTAAAGAAGTTATCATGAAACTTGAGCCATAATTCACCCGTTGCCGGGTGAAAAAAATATGGTTGTCATCATGATGACTGTCGCCATCTCTAACTCGGGTGCTATTAAGAAGTGGTGGGCCTTATCTCCTCATACACTACCGTCACTGGTGTCCCACGGAAAATTGTATAACCTTGTAGAGTTTAGTTACACAATTTCTCAGGTTGCTTTTTCTCAGAGCCTGAATCGTTCAATACTGTTGTCGTGTGTTTGTATCTCATGTACCGCCATACATTCCAGAATCTCGCACCGTGTTTAACGGATTGTCAAGGAAATCGATATTATGTGCCTCGATGGGGTGGTGTATGGACCTATGTGTGTGCCTATGTTAGCCAGGTGTGCCAGAAGTGCCTTAATCAGTACTTAGTTATATGTTTGATAAACTTTCTTTGAGTATTTTTGAACCACCTACTCTCACATTGATTATACCATTATAATAATCGTCTGAAAGCAGTACTTGTCTATCGAATTGTTCCTTGGCTTCTAAGTAACTGGCGACACCTCGACTAGGGCAAAAGTATAATATTTCACGGATAAAATTATCCTCTCCATACTTTTCAACATCATCTTTTAAATGATCAGAACTACCCCAATACTCGCGCCAGTCACTTTCTTTGGTGCCTCGTCTTTTATTCTTTTTGCCCTTTAAGGGAGGTTTGGTTGTTTTGAATTTTGCTAGTTTTTTACCGACATATTTCATGCCGTTCTTTTTGTTCGTGATTAGATATACGAATGCTTCGCATCCTTTTGGTAATTCGTTTACTGTATTATCTTTATGTATCCAATCGCTAGGCATCTAAATATTCTGTGTCTGTATTGTAGTTTGTGAAGCCACCTTCTTTAACTACTGTTAACACATTATTTACACGCCCAATCAATTCTTCTTTGTGAGAAATGAGCATAATGTTCTTGCCTTGCTCTCGATTCATCTTTTTAAGCACCGCAAGTGCATTTTCTACACCCATTGAGTCCATACCGCTGTCTATAAGTTCATCTATACACATTAAATTCATAGGCCTATTTAAGCTCTCATACATGTCTCTAAACGCCCAAGATAGTCCTAAAATGAGTCTATTTCTTTCACCTCTACTTAGGTTATCAAAGTCTAAGTCACGCCCGTACTCTGTAATTTCGACGCCTAAATCGCTCGCAAATTTAACATCATGAGGTAATCCTAACTTGTCTAAATAGTGTGCTAACCTGTGATTTAGGTATGCTATGTTCTGATCTATAATCTTTTTACGGATAAAACTGTCTTTACTTGTGAGCAGTTTATACAAAAACTCTTGATGTTCTTGCAAGTATGTTAATTCGTTTATAGTTTCAAAATCTATAGTTTGAATACCTGTGTCTCTTAAACCTTCTATTTGCTCCAGATAAGGATTTATTTCGTTGGCTTTTTCTTCTAGTTGATTTTTAAGTGTTTCTAAATTGTGTCGGTGTTCTAGAGCATCTTCTAGTTTAGAATAAAATGTTTCTACTGTTTCCCCTATTACTCCCAATGCATCTTGCTCGTCTTGTATTTCTTTATCTCTTTTTTTCAAACCGGCATTATAATCTTCTTCTTCCACAATTTTTTCACGCAACTCTTGTGTGTATGCTTCGTGTGTATCTAAGTGTGCTGTACTTTGCTCACATGCAGGACAAACACCCTCTATTGCTTTTTGTAAGTTGTCTTTTAATGTAGATAGTTTTTCGATACTTCTTACAAGACTTCTATCGTTAACTTCACGCTCATTATTTAAAATTGTAAACTTTGTAGATTGTTCTGTAACAAATGTATTGTGTTTGTGTTTATTAATTTCTGAATCAATATTAATTTCTTCTAGAGTATCTATTAAACTATTAAACTCACCGAGTTTGTTTGTTTTTTGTACTTCCCATGCTTTACTACGACTTTCAATTTCTTTAATATTTTTATCTATTCGTTTGTTACTTTCTTCGACAGCATTAATACGAATTTCTTCTTCTTTAAGATTTTCTCGAGTAGACTTCATTCTTTCTTTTAATACTTCTGCTTTTTGCGAAAGTTCAGTAATACCTAACAACTGCTCAATCATATCTCGCTGATCATTGTTCTTCATACTGAGGAAAGGTTCTGTATAGGTATTGAGAGCAATGAGATGCTTAAACATGTTGTGAGGAAATCCTATAATTTTCTCAATTTCTTTTTGCGTCTCACGACTATCACCTTGTTGTTCTTCGGTAAACGCATCCTCACCATTGACTAGCAATCTTAACACATTTGGTCTGCGACCTCGTTCGATGCGATAATCTCGGCCTTCAATTTCAAAATCAACTGTAGTAATCATACCCTTACCATTTGTTTTGTTGATAAGGTTATCACGCCTGATGTTTGTTAGTGCTTCGCCATATAGTGCATAACTGAGTGCGTTAATGATAGTAGTTTTACCAGTACCATTTCTGCTACCGTCACCACCCATATCTAAGTTATGACCAAGAACCAGTGTAAGTTGGCAATTATCAAAATTAACTGCTTGAGTATTATTACCAACACTCATAAAATTCTTTGCACTTACATTTTTAATTTTTAACATTACTGAATCTCAATTTCATTATAGATGTCTATAAGTTTTTGTTTGTTTACAGTATTACTTTCGATAGTTTCTAATTGCTGTATAACAATTTGATCGACACTTTCAAATATAATGTCTCCGCCTTCATATTCTTCTTCCTCTTTAATAGGAATTAATTGAAGTTCTCTAACATTATATTGTTCTGCAAACTTTTCTCTAACAAAATTGGCCTCTTCATAACTGATGCTGATGTCTAGTTTTACTCTAGCATAAGTGTATTGATCTAATAATTCTGCATGGTCATCTAATAATTGTTTAAGTGTAAACACACGATATTTTGGTGCGTCATCCCAATTTACATATTGAGGTTCTTCGCCCCATGTTAGGAACATAGCACCTCGCTCGTTATCGTCTACATCTGCGTAATTGTGTGGAAAAGCATTGCCAATATAGTGAATGTTGTTTTTGTATTGTCTTTTGTGAAAGTGCCCACTGAACACATACTCTGGTCCGCTTAACATGTCTGCTTTTATGCCATCATGGTCAGGCATTTCTACCATAGCATTCATTTTGAAGTATGGTAACTCAAAATGTCCGAACATATATTTGCATTTCATTTGGGCAACTTTTTTATATTCTTTCCCAACCAGCCATGGAATGATCGCTACATCATCTTGTAAAAAATGTTCATCGATCATTACAAAGTTAGATAAGTCTCGAGCATATTCGATGCTATTAAGTTCTCTTTTGTCTCTGTAATACAAGTCGTGATTACCTGTTATAAAGTAAACTTTTTCGAATGCATCGTTGAGTTTTTTGAGATCTTTAATAGTGGCATTCATTGTAGCAACATTTACACTTGCTCTGTGATGATGCCAGTCACCAAGAAATATACAAGTTTCTGCATTTCTTGCTTTTGCTTCTGCAATAAACCAGTCTACATATCGATGACAGTCATCTAAATGTAAGCGGCTGTTCTGCTTTAATCCGTAGTGAATATCCGTAAAGCAGGCCGCTGTCTTAAACAGTTCAGCCATAAATTAATCTGCCAATGATTCGGATTCGCTACTTTCGGCCGCTTCTCGCATTGCACGAAGAGACTCTTCGTGTGCAATCTGCCTTCCGTAACTTGGTAAATGTCCTTGCTCAATTAAGATATCATCTCTGATAGTTTGATTCCTTTTCTCAATGTTAAGCACCCTAGTAAAACTATTGTTTACTGCGGCAGTATAATAAGCAAATGGGTTATCTGATTTTGCTTCATTAAATTGCAAACCAATTTGTGCTAATTGCACTAAGGCTTGCCCACGCATTTCGTCAACATAAGTGTAACCACGCCAGTTTGCTCTATGAGAATATCGTTCAACAAGTTTTAAAAACATAGTACCTAATTTGTTTGTGATAGTTCCATGATCAACGCAGAAATCACCGTTGCTTAAACTGCCCTGCCAATGACTTCTAGCAACCTCTACTAGATCATCGCCTTTGTATGCATAATGCTTAAAGGGAGGAAAATTTACTTTTGCTTTGGTTTCTGCAATGTTCTTAGGGTTCTTTTTACGGCCCTCCTCGTCTGGAATATGCTCGTAAGTCATAACTCTAAACACTATATCATCATTGTCTATGCTTTTAGGATCAACAGCAAACTCTTTTTGTTTGGGTTTGTTTTTATAATCCTTTCTATCATGAGTTAGCATAGCGGCTTGATAAGCCTCTGACTGCAATCTAGATGCTTTGTTTTCTTTTGCTTGTTTTAGTGTATTTCTGTTGATTTTTTTAACATCTTCAACTATGATGTCAAAACCTTCATACTTTTCATCTTCGATAAAACAGTATGACATTTTGCTCTTGTGAATCTCTTTTAGGATATCTTTGTTATTAAGATAATTAACTTTTTTAGGCTGTGCCATTAACTCTCCTCAAAATTATAGTTCATTTATATTGTTAGTATTATACACAGTCTTTGTGCATTGTCAAGTAATATTTAGCCAGAATTAAAAATTAAAACTTCTTTTAATGAATCCGATAAATAGTTATGTAAAGGAGATAGTATGGCAAGTACTGATCAAAATATAAAAAATGTTTTTAACCAATATATTAGAGATAAATTAGGTACAAAAACTATTAATACTAGCACTGGTTCATGGGGTTCAGTCCTAGGATTGCCAACTGGCCAAGGCGGAATACTGCCTAGAACCATGCCAGATCATGTTAGAACAACAACAGGTTATACAAACATTTTAAGTGATAAGGCTAGATATCAACAATCAGATCTATCACAACTTGCCTCTGACACTGCCGCTGTAACCGGATTTCCAAGTATAGAGTCATCGGAAGGCGCCGCAGATTTAAGTACGCCTACAGATTGGAGAGCAAGGTTAAGACCTAAAGGTAGAGGTACATCTTTTTGGTCCGGGACTACAGTTGCAAACGGTGAGGCTGAACAGCCAGAACTAGATTATCTATTAAGACCGCTATTTGAATCAGGCGGTTTGGTTTGGCAGTACACACCAAATATATTTGTCAGTGGTAGAGCAACATACGATACACAAGTATTTGCTGGCGCAAACTATCCATATGTAACATTTAATCATTCTGAGCCACCGCAATTAGTAGTGGTTGCAGACTTTACAGCAAACACAGTAGAAGAAGCAAGGTACTTGCTTGGCATATTCCATTTCCTCAGAGTTGCTACCAAAGCATTTTTTGGTGACTCAGCAGTTATAAATGAAATGTACGGTACACCTCCTCCTGTTATGTTATTTGAATACATGGGAGATCACGGGTTTAACAAAGTACCTGTAGTGGTTACAGATTATCAATACCAATTGGGCGATGATATAGATTATGTTCCTGTAAAAACAGCATCAGGTGGCCAAACAGAAACAACTTATGTACCAACCTTATCAAACATATCTATTACACTACAACCAAGTTACACACCACACAAACTTAGAAAAAGATTTGACCTTAACAAGTTTACTAGTGGTAAGGGTTATAAAGACGGATTTATTTAATGGCTAATTTTCATAGAAGAGACAGTTTCTTAAAAAATGCTGGGGTGTTCGATCAATTCCTAGATTTAAACAGCCTACCAAAAATTCCAAGAACAGTCAACGACAAAACCTACACAATTGAAAGAGGTTATGCCGGAAGGCCAGATTTATTAGCAGATGCTTTATATGACAACAGTAGACTATGGTGGGTCTTTGCCCTTAGAAACCCAGATCTTATCAAAGATCCCCTCAGAGATTTTAAAGAAGGAATTGAGATTAAAGTACCATCTATGTCTACTATAGAAACTATTATAGGTTGATAACATGGTAAACGATCCTAAGCCAGAACAGGAAAATGCAACACATGATCCTTATGTGGGCACAGTCTATGATAATATTTTAGATTACTTCGATAATGTTGCATACACAGCAAGGTTATACATGATACCACCTACTGTAGATTTAGGACAATACGCAAACGATCCAACATTTCAATCAGGTATAGATGCAAGATCTGATTTGCCTGGTGGAGGAACCAAAGGCGGATACATGCACGGCTGGTATATAGCACCGCCAGAGCAAACAGTTATTCTTGCACAAACAAGCACAACAGGTAATCAAATAGACAACATAGAAATTGTTAATGTTGCTGACCAAGGCGGCAAGCCTCATACTACCACAGTAAATTTTGAAATCATACAACCAGGCGCCGCAACATTTTTAGATCAAATAATTTCTGCAAAAGTACAATTAGGTGCGCCTGCTTTTGCAAACGATGTTCCTTTATTTTTGGAAATAAATTTTAAAGGATATACACCAGGTGACGACGATACCGGTGACGGTGCAGGTTATCCTGTAACAATCCAAGGGCCATTTAGATATAGATTAATTTTAAGCACCATAGAATTAGAGATAGATGAAAAAGGTAGTAGTTATCAAGTTTCATGTGTATCTGAAGATGGCCTAGCATACAATGATGTATTTTTTAGACTGCCAGCAACTATTACTACAACTGGTAGCACAATAACAGAACACATCGATGCTTTAAGAGAACATTTATCAGATTATAGAGAAACACATAACACTACTTACAGTATCAAAGATGAAATTGATTTTGATCTAGATGGTTTATTAAGTTCAGCTCGAGGCGAGGGTTACTATATTGCAGACGAACGATTGGTTACTAATAATGCTAAAAGATCAGAAGCAGTTAATAGAATAATGAATCCAGAATTGTTAAATTTAACACCCGGAGAGTACAGAGATCAGTTAGGAGTTGGATTGTTAAATGTAAGAGACATTGGTGAATTAGATGTTGAAGTAGAAGGAGATCAAATAACATTCAGAGAAGGTGTTACATTAGATACTGTGTTTTTAACAATTTTAAGTATGAATGATGATTTCTTTAACGAACTTACTAGAACACAAAACCCAGACGACACAGAAGGTGAAAAAATTCTTGACAGAGGAAAAACATTTACCAAATGGTACAAGATACAAGCAGGCTGGGAATTTTTAGGATACGATCCATTGCGTAATACTTATGCTAAAAAAGTAACATATCAGCCAACTGTGTATAGACCTTCAGGTGATCATATACAATTTCACCCAGAAGAAAATAGAAATTTAACAGCACAAGAAACCCAGCAAAGATTTGATGGTATGAGAGAAACAATAATGAAATCATATCACTACATATACTCTGGCAGGAACGATCAAATTACAGATTGTAGGATACAATATAATGCAGGACATTCATTATTGTTAGCGCCTGCGGGTGGAGCAGTAGGCGAATTTAGCACAACGCAATCGCAAACACTGGCCAGTAATCTTTCACCAGAAGAGCAACGAGCCGCTGATCAACAAGCCTCTCAGAAAAAAGAAGAAGAACAGAGAAAAGCATTAAACGATATTAAGAAAAATCTAGGAGATGATGATATCACAGCATTAGGGTCATTATTAGGTTTTAGTTCAGCAGATGTTGCTGATATACTTGAAAATAGGTCAGGAACTAACGCACGAATATTAGCAACAGTTTTAGCAGATAGCCAATTTAATCAAGCAATTAATAATGCTCAACAGCAACAAGCAAAATACACAACCAGTGATAGTTACGAGCAAATCGATGGCGGCGATTATTTAAACGAGCCAAGTGGTTATCAATATAGTGAAGATATAATTTCAGGCGCAACTTTAAGAGATAATATGGATAATGCAGTATCTTTAGCAGGCGCAAGACAGCAAGTTGCAGACCTTCGTCGTTCTTTTGCGAGAGCACAGGAAGACGGTGATAGTTTTGATGTTAATAATCCTAACCCAGACGAAGCAGGAGACAATGTACAAAGCAGTAACTTCCAGGGAATGGTAACCAACCCAACAGAAAGTGCAACATTTGATGGTAGTCCTAAAAACACAATATTTGGATATCTCATGCAAGCACATGGTGCAACTGATTTTCTAGTAACATTAGATTTAGGTATAAAAGGTGATCCATGGTACTTAGGACCAACTAATACAGGTGCAGAAGTTGTTAGATATTTGGCTGGTCCAGTTAAAGAGAAAAAATCTAATCCTAATAATGCTGTGTATGACATTGATGAGAACTATATACTATTTGATTTACAGACTCCAAGGCTGTTTGATTTTAATACTGCTGACGAAGATGAAAATACAGGTTATTGGAAACCACAAGGAACTAGTTATTTTGTGAGTGGGTGTTATAGGCTAGTAAAAGTTGTTAGCAGTTTCAGTAATGGATTATTTAGACAGGAACTGGATTTAAATAAAATGCCTCCTATCAGATTAAGTCAGTTAGAAAGAACACCACCTCAAACACAAGTAGAAGAGTAATATGGGTTACAACGCAAATTTAAATAAACAGAGCAATAAGAATCCTAGGCAAAAAATACAGGAACTTAAAGATCCTACCTACGGAATTTTTATGGGCGAAGTTATATCTACTGTGGATGTTAGCAGAACAGGACGATTACAAGTATTTGTTCCTGCATTATCTCAAGACAGCCAAACCAAAACAGGATACTTTGAAGCAATTTGGAGCTCACCGTTTGCTGGAACAACAGACCCACAAGCAGTTGGTGCAGATTTAGAAAACCCTGAACAAACAAGTCAAACATATGGTATGTGGATGATACCACCAGATATAGGAACACATGTGCTTGTAGCCTTTGGTGATGGTAACATGAAGTTTCCTATTATCATAAGTTGTTTGTTCCATGATAGACATAATCATATGGTACCGGGCATGCCTGGCAGTGCTACATTCCAGGTAGGCAGTGAGTTGCTACCGTCATTAGAAAGAAACAAAAAAACATCGCAACAAACATTTAATGATGTTGTAAGGCCTATTGCACATACATTAGCAGAAGGTATTGTTAAACAAGGTTTGATGTACGATACCGTAAGAGGTGTATCTACTAGTGGTGCAAGAAGAGAATCTCCAAGTGAAGTATTTGGTATATTAACTCCCGGTCCTAGAGATCCAATTAAACCAAATTATAGAACTGGCGGACATCAATTTATAATGGACGACAGTTTACAAAGTAGAAACATTAGATTGAGAACTGCAAAAGGCCATCAAATTTTAATGGATGACAGTGAAAATATCATGTACTTTATTACTAACAACGGTAAAGTTTGGTTAGAATTTGATCAAAAAGGTGCTGTACATCTGTATGCAGAAGCAGGCATACACTTTAGAACAAAAGGCGATTTTAATCTGAGAGCAGATAAAAATATTAACATTGAAGCAGGCCAAGACATACTTATGAAAGCGGCAGGTGATTACACTGATGAATATGCTGGATCATCAGAACTTGGTTCACCGCCTACAGGCATTGGCGGCAATCTTTTATTTGAATCACAACTAGAAACAAGATTTGCATCGTCCGCAAGTATCTTTGCAACATCAGCCTCAGGCGATATACACTTAAATTCTGCAGGTGTAGCAAACATGCAATCCGGAACTGCTATAAACTTAAAAACACCAGGACCAATAAATTTACAGACTGATGATAAACTCAGCGAAAAAGCAGGCGGTGATGTTGTTATAGAAAGTGGCGGAAACATTGTAGAAAAAGCCAGTAAAGTTTTAATGAACAGTGGTGGTGGAAGTGCAAATGATGCATCAGATGCAACAACAATAGGCGGCTTGCTAACAAGAACATTTTTAGATCAACCTGTTGGAGAAATACCGTACGAGAAAGATAGTGATAATGTTTTGCCAACAGGTGGTGTTAGAGATGGCACAGCACCATCAGTTGTAAGTATTGTAACAGAATTTATGACGGCTGAACCATGGGGAGGCCATGCAATGGGCGACCCAAGAACAAGTGGTGCACCAGGATCGCAACCATCAAATCCAGCGGCCGCAAACGGACAACCAGTAGCATCATCAGGAACAGCGGACTCAAACGGTAATCCAATACCAGCATCATTAAATAGTCCATCCGGTTTTCAGCAAGGTGTAAGTTACCAAGGGTTTAATAATCCAATGTATAATCCAGCAGTGCAAGTTCCCAGTAATTGGACTAGGGCACAGAATAAAAATTTAAATAGATCGTTAGTATCTCCAAACATAGCAAAAGCATTGGCAACTTCTATACCAGCAGTTAGAAGTGCTACACTTACACCAGATAAGGCATTATTAATAGGCTCAACCACAAGATTAAATGGTTTAGACGCAGACTTAAAACAGATCGCACTAGGTCCACAAGGAGAACGACTTAGTTCAAGCAATGCTGATGTTGCAGTTCTTAGGGACAAAGTTAAAAAGTTAAATGCTCTCTCAGCAGATACCGATCCTGCTGATATAAAAAAATCTTATGACTTAATGGGTGTTAGTAAAGTAGAAAATGTTGGTATTGTGACTTATATGGATAAACAGTCTGGCATAAGTATAAATGACTTTACAAATGCTGAACATTTAACAGACAGTCAAAACATACAATTAATTAGAGCAGACTTTGCCGCAACATCAACAGAAGTGAGATCTTTAATTAGTCCAGTCAAACCTGACGGCACTGAACTTTTAGTATCCGATAACCAAGTAGCCGCTTTAACCAGCATGGCTATGCACATTGGAGTCCAAGGAACGGATGGCAACACTGGATTAGCAGGTAGTAAAGCATTAGCACTTACAAACGCAGGCGATTTTCAAAAAGTTCCAAAAGCAATGCTTGAATTTTCATACGGCCCAAGTGTTAACGGGTCGACACCTCAACAAAGGCCAGACTTTTATTATCGTAGATTATTCGAAGGAGAGTTATTTCAAACTCCTGATTATATACCTTTACCTGATTATGGTGATAGAAATGTTTCTTGGCAACAACAAGCATTAGATTTAAGAAACATGAGAAATAGTGTTTTAGGTTTCAGTGCAACACCTGCAACACCGTACAACCCAAACAATACTGGATCGACTACAGATTCAGGATCTGCTTAAAGCTCTTTGCTATTTAAAAGTCTTTGTAAATCTGAAATTTTCACATACGCTCTGTATTTCTGATCTTGTTCTTCCGCAACACTTCTTTTAAGCATATCTATTTCTGCTTTTAAAGCATGTATAAGTTTAAGTTGATCACAAAGTTCTAGTCGTAGTTCTTCTTCCAGTGTGTTGTTAAGATTGAGATTTTGGCTCACAATTTTCCTCGAATATACATTTAGTTAATAACTCTGTTGCAGTATTATTTAACAAAATTCCGCTATGTCCAGCCTCAATAAAGAAATTTTCGCTGTTTTTGAATAGAGGCGGTGTAGCACTTTGGCTACTAACACTTACCATGCCGTCATTGGCTTGACTGCCCATACCGGCAACAGGATTGCCACCTCGAGTACAAACAATGTTAGTATGCATACCGTTAAACTTTTTAGATTGCAGTAAATTTAAAACATCAGCACCTGGCCTAGTGTTTTGGAACATTTTCGAGTTTCTAAAAAAATAACCAAAAATTCTAGCAACAGGTGTGCCTTGCCACGGTGTAGCAATAGTAACTAGGTGTTTAACTTGGCTGGGATTAATGGCACTATACCAAGCACCAATTAATCCGCCAAAACTGTGGCCGACCACCGTGATAGGTTCATCACCTAGTTCACGGCGGACCTTTCTAGTCACAGAGTCCACAACATCAAAAGGATCTTCATCCATATCATACATAGGTGCTATGCTGTCATGTTTTGGCAAAATTAATTTATAATAATTAAAATTATCAGGCGAAGCATTAGCACCATGTAGATATAAGATTTTAGACATTCTTGATAAGTTTCTCCATCTCTACAAATTCCTGTGGCTTAACATGTTTATCGTAGCCATAGTGACCTGCAAAGTAAATAGTGTCAAAAAGAACAAACTTTTTGTTAACACTATCATAGATTCCAAACTGTGCATACTTCTGCTTGGTAGCAGACATTGTATGGAACCTCTTAAAGTTAAGTTTTTTGTTAGCAACATCGGCTAACACACAAATACGATCAAACTCATTTTTGATCTTGAACATTTAATTGTTCCTCTTGTTAGTAAAAATAACAGTTGTATTTACTACAACATTGCTTATTATACACACTTTTTACGCCCTGTCAACCACTTTTTCTTTAATTAAAACTATAGTTAATGATTATGATAAATACTTGTATGGCAACAGTATTCAAAGGATTCAATACAGTAGACAATATTAGGGCACCATATACTCTTACAGATATAGAATTGGTGAAAAGAGATCTACTGAATGAATTTTACACCAAGAAAGGCGAGCGAGTAATGAGACCGGATTTTGGTTGTATTGTTCATGACTTGCTAATGAATCCTGAGGATCTAGTTACAGATAATGAAATTAGAGAAGATATAGAAAGAATTATAGAAAAAGAAACAAGAGTTGAATTGCGAGATATTAAGATGCTACGAACTGACCATTCTATTAGAGTAGAAGTAGCATTAAACTTTGTTTACTTAAACGCAGAAGATGCACTGTATCTTGAGTTTACAAGAGAGAATTAAAAATGGCTTTAGTTAATAGACAGAATAATTTATTTGCGGCAGAAGATTGGAAAGTTGCATATAAAGCATTTAGCCAGGTTGATTTCCAGGCGTATGATTTTGACACCATTAAAAATGCTCTAGTCGATTATATCAAAACAAACTTTCCTGAAAACTTTAACGACTACACAGAAAGTTCTGAGTTTATTGCTATCATTGAAATGCTGGCGTTTATATCCCAGTCACTGGCATTCAGAATGGATCTCAACAGCAGAGAAAACTTTTTAGAAACTGCTGAAAGACGCGACTCTGTTTTTAAACTTGCAAGAATGCTTGGCTACAATCCAAGAAGAAATATTTGTGCAAGCGGGCTATTAAAAGTTGATTCTATTAGAACATCAGAAACTGTTACAGACAGTGCTGGTAATAATCTTAACAATGTAAACATTTTCTTTGATGATGCAAATAATCCTGACAGTTACGAGCAATTTTTATTAGTATTAAATTCTGCGATGAGCAGTAGTAATAGATATAGTGCGCCTGTAAAGTCAGGTAAAGTAGCAGATGTGCCAACAGACATTTATGAAATACAAACTCAATTAAATGCTCCTATTAGTTTTCCTTTTAAAATTAGTGTCAACAATAGACAATTAAACTTTGAGGTTGTTAATCCAGATTTTAAAGACGGCGGCGTGTTTGAAGAACAACACCCTAAT